ATGTAAAGGTACTGTGCATCTAGTATTTCATTTATAATCACTTTCGCTAATGTGGTCTTTCCAGTACCAGCATTACCTACTAGCAACATATTAGGTATTTCGTCTTTACGCTTACATTCTTCTACGAACGCACGTAAAGACTCAGATAGAACCATATCAGCCAGTTTAGTTGGCCGGTACTTTTCTACCCATATATTCATTAACTGTTCGTTAATTGTCATTATTTCTTTTTTGGTTTTACTGAAAAGCCACCGTCTGGATCGGGTACTATTTCAACTTCGGTTGGTGTAACTCCACCCATTTTTTTATTATACACTTCATCAGCTTTTGCCGGTTTATCAGATGAACCAAAGCCTTTTTCGCCCCGGGTAGTTTCACTTACCTGGTCAGTCCATTCAACATCAGCTTGTATCAAAGGATAAACAATAAGTTGAGCAATTTTATCTCCTACATTAAAGCCTTGATCCTCGCCTGTAAAGTTATATAGCTTAATACCCATATCGCCTCTATAAGGGTTATCGATAATACCAAAATGTGGAAAGATACTTCTTTTAAAACCTACACCAGAGCGTCCTTCAACACGAATCCAGTAACCAGGTGTAATGTAACCTAACTTAAGACCTACCGGTACAACAGCACTACCACGAGCAGGTATAACTACTTGTTCTACTGCAGTAAGATCTAAACCAGAATCCCCTGTGTAGGGATCTGCGTGATTAAACTTTGGTAACACAGCATCTTTGTGTGTCTTTACGAATTTAATAGTAACAGGAAACATAATAAGGTAGTATAATGTATATTATTGATAAATCAATGCTTGCCATAAATATTATTGTGAATCAACCGCCTTTACCGGATAATACAGCATCGGATAACCAAAACGTAATAAATCAAATAGATTCGTTTATTGCAGGATTAAACTCTGAAGATAAAGAATTAGTCGGTAAAGATTATGCTAAAGATATAGAAGCAGAAGTTAAAGTTGAAGTGCCTAAAACAGAGCAAGAAATTCAAGACTTTATATTAAAGAACTCTGCGGAATTAGCCACTCTAAGTGTTAAGAGTGTTAAAAATTTACAACAAGTAGTTTCTGCAACAGGAGATCCAGAGCAAATGGCAAGTCTGGCAAGTCTTATAGCTGCCGGTGCAGGTGCTATTGAAACCATTAATAAGATACATTTACAGAATAAAAAAGCAGAAGCCAACAAAGATCTTAAAAAATTAGATCTTGAAGGCAAAAAAGAAATACAGCGTCTTAAGAATGACGGTTATTTAAACTTACCTCAGGGTAACACTAATATATTAGTAGCTACCCGGGAAGAAATGATAGCACAATTAACAGGTAAAGTAAAGACTAAAACTGTTAATGTTACTAACGAAGTTATTGAGCTGGAGCAGCCGGTGGCGCCACCTTCGCAGCCTTCTTCTTAGCTTTAAATACTTCTATTATTATAGCTAATAATATAATACCGCCTAGAGAAGCTCCTACTACCCACATCTCTACAGTTGCGGCTACATAGGCTAATGCTAAAGATAGTATAGCACCAATACCCATAGAAATACTCTTTAAGATAATAGCTAGTACAAGAAATAATATACCAACACCTAGTAAAGCTTTAAAAATTAATGCAACCATTTCTGCTTTTTGTGCAGCTTTAGCTAAAGCAAGTTGATCAGCAGCTTCTTTCTTTATCTTATCTAATTCAGCGTTTCTTTCGGCCTGTAGTCTGTTTATAGTAATTTTTTCAGCTTCTCTTATAGCAGCTTTTTCCTTTTCTTTTTGATCAATAACTTCTTGTGCATTATCTAAAGCTTGTTTTTGTACCACGGCTAATTCTACAGCACCGTTATATTTGGTGTATAACTGATCGATAGTTAAAGCTTTTTCTTTATTAATCTCGGCTGTAATAGTAGCTTTTTGTTCTGGTGTTAACTTATCTGTACGGTTCATTATTTCTTTAGCACGTAAATGAGCTACAAGAGTATTCATATCTTGTTTCTTTTTCTCTTGTGTAACCATATACACACCGTAATTCAATTCACCGATTTTTGCAAAGTTTTCGTCATCCTTCTTCTTTAAGTCGTCATAAGCCTTTTGTAAGTCATTTCTAAATGCAGCATATTTTGCTTCCATTTCTTGACGAGCAGCTTCAACCTTTTTATTTGCTTCAGCTACTTGATCAACTTGTTTTTGATTGTCTTCAGCTTTAACTACAGCAACTGCTTTTTTACCTATTTCTGTGGTAGGGCTGTTACTAAACGCGTCTGGAGTTTTTATACCAAGTGTACAGCTAGTTAAAAATAGAAGAGATATTAATGCAAACTTTTTCATATAATATATTTAGAAATATTCATTAGGATTTATACCTTTAATATCTCCAAGTTCAAAATCATCTTCTCTACGCTCTTTAAAGTACCTTTCAACTGAATCGCTCCATCCGTACGGTGGTGTTTTAAATTCTAACAACCCTTTATCGTTTATAAAAATATGCTCTTTCATATTTAGCCCAAGTTCTGTGTTTCTCCTTTCGCCTGAACCATATCCACGATTGGAAAGCTCTCCGTGATATTCGTGATAAACTGTACCTTTAATGTAACCGGTTTTACCTTGAGCAAATTTATAGAATTTCTTTTTCCAATCTACATAAGGTTTAAAGTCTGGAAAACTAGTAAGGTATGAATTACGTAATGAAGCAGGTGTGGGATCCGGACTTACAACCCCGAACAATTGAGCACGGTCACCACCAGTCCAAAAATTATACGGATATAGCTTGCCACCGCTTTTCCATAAGTCTCTTTTTGCAGCATATGCAAACCCGGTTTGAGGTGCAGCATTATAACCGGGTATAATTGGTTTACGAGTATCTACTAACTCTTCTGTTAATTCGCCAAGACTGAGCATAGCTTTGGTACCGAGTACTGGTCTACCTCTACTATCAGTCCAGTAACACTCTTCAAACAACTGTATAATATTTAACTTGTCTAATGCTATTGATGCTTTGTCATACCAGTTTAAAGACATAAACTGTATATCATTATCTATCCAAGCAATCTTTGTATATTTTTCTGGTACAATTGTTTCAGCTACATTTAATAAAGCTTCTTCTTGTACACATATGTTTCTTCTCGTTGCATTTATATGTATCCAATTAGGGTTACCTTTAGTAATAAATTCTCCAGTAAGAGAAGCTTCGGCTCCATAAACAGGTATACCTAAAGCAGCTAATTGTCTATGAAAACGGTTAAAATTTTGTTCTCGTCTTTTATAATCACACCAATTGAAATAACAGACTATTACAGCTAGATCATCTCTTAACATAAAAATTAATTACAATAAAAAGGGGGAAGATCTCTCTTCCCCCACGGTCAGTTATTAATATACTTTTTAATTAACATCAATAACTTTTTTACCGCCATTCTCAACTTTGTTTTTTGGAAACGTTAAGGTAAGAACACCGTCTTGTTGTACGGCTTTAGCTTTATCCAGATTAAACGAATTACCTACAGTAAAGCTACGGCTAAAGGTTTCCTCTTGAGTGCCACCTTTATGGATCACTTTACGAGTACCCTCAATCGTTACTACTCTACCTTCTACAGTAACATTTGTTTTATCTTTGGATACACCGGGAAGATCTACCTCTACGGTAAGTTCATCCCCCTCTTTAAACCGAACAGTGTCTCCTGTACGGCTAACATCCCCCCAAAAGAAAGGATGGTTAAATTCCCTCTCTAAGACTGTGTCTAAGAGTGAGAATGGATTACGATACGTGCTAGGATTGTAGTTAGTTAGTTTATTCATAGCAATAATATTTATATTATAATCTCAAAAAATCTCAACAAATTAAATCGTCGAATTGTCTAAATCGTTGATTAAGTGATGTATATTACTCCAATTCGTAAACCACTCTTTAGGTGTACCTTCAGTTTTTAAAGGAGGCATTCTAAAAGACTTGTTGCCAGGGTCTATTGTGTTTGAAAAGTTAAATGGTTTTATGTTTAATATACCAAACAAGTTATTAGTATCTTGTTTAAAGGAATCGTAATCAATTATAATAGTATCTTTAGTTATTTGACTTTTTATATTTTTGTAAAAGTCTTTTAACCTTTTATATTCTAATAAAAACTTATCAAAGTCCAATTCAAATGGTGCAATCTTTTTTTCTTGTTCACTATGTCTCGGATAATAATGCCAAATATTAGTATGCAATGATACGCACTGACTAAGTGCTGATTCTACAGGTTTACGTACACTTAATATTTTTATAGCTTTACCGTCTATTAATTTTAAATCTTCTATACTATGAGTATGGTATGCTGTACCTGGCTCGATTTTTTTTCTTTGCGACGCATCAATATCTTTTAGCTTATAATAAGCAAACATTTTAAAAGGTATACCGTAGTATTCATATGCGTTTTTTATAAACGTCTGTAACAGTACCCCACCAGTTCTTCCAGGACTTAAAATAAACCAAATATCTTTTTCTTTTAATTTTCTATAAGCCATATTACAATTCCTTAATAGTACTTTCTATTTCTTCCCAATTCTTAATCCAATCAGAATGAGAAGTACTAGATTTTAAAGGTAAAATATCAGAATTCAAAAAACCATTTGTAATCGGAAATGTAGGAAGATTAAGAGTGTCAAATATGTACCGATATTTGTCTTCTACACTTATTTTATTAAAGTCTAAAGTTATCAGGTTTTCAATATTTAAACTTTCTAAATGAGTATAAAACCACAAATTTTCTTTATATTTTCTTAGCAGAGTTTTAGGGTCTAGATAAAACTTTTCAACCTTAGGGTGCGCTTCTTTATTTGAATTGTGTATATGCCAAAGATCGGTTGTTTCAGCAATACAAGCACTTAGTGCGCTTTTTACAGGGCATCTCTTAGTATTGACAACTATCGTATTTTTGTTTCTAAGTTCTAAATCTTCAATACTGTGAGTATGTAGTATGTGTCTACCTTCTAACGGTAGACCATCGCTTTCGATATTACGAAAAATTGTCTTTATCCACTGCCTTTCATAACAGTAACTTATAAATCGAGATACGAGATAGCTACCGGTACGAGGTGTACCTATAACTATCCAATTATCTGTATCTTTTAAAACTCTCGGCGTGTTCATATTAGTTGTTTTCAATTATACTAACAATGTCGTTATATATAATCTGGTTACCGTGTAATGTAAAGTGATTTATTAGACCTCTTTCCTTTTCCCACAATTTTTTATAATTAAGTATAATTTTATTGCTTGGTATTGTTTCAATACTATACATACCTGATATAGTAATAGTATTATTATTTTTTAGTAGCTCGCTTATTTTTTCTTTGTATAAGCTATATGTGTCGTATTGATAATCTATATCAAAATGATATTCAAACCACTTCGATGCAGCTTTTAACGAACCATTAAAAATATTTTTAATCTTACTGCTGTGATAAGCTATATCTAAAAGCAATAAATCTGCATCTTTATGTAATTTGTTATTTTTATGTATGGGGTGTTCTCTTGTATGTACTCTTAACGGGCTAGTATGCCAAACAATTACCCAATTAAATTCAGATAAATTTTTTACAGAAAGTAGCTGTTTGTAAATTTTATATTCTGAAACCCCAGCCTGTGCTAAGTTAGTAACATTGTGCTGTTCAGCCAGTAGGTTAGGCCAGCCTTTATACTCATTGTATTTAATAGACCAGTCTGCCGCAAAACTATCTCCAATAACAAGCACTTCGGACATAACTAATCTATTCTATATTAATTTCTAAAAAAATCAATAATTTTTTGTATATCAGGCTTACAATCTTCACATCTATCTGCACAGCTACAATACTGTTGTAATTCTTTAATAGTTTTTATATCCTCGTGTTTATCAACAAGATGGATAATTTCCTTATACGAGATATTATTACAACTGCAGTGTGTACCGATTAATTCAAGTCCCATTACGACTCGCAGGTTGAACAGGTTAATATTGAACGAGCTAGTTCTTGAGCTGGGTTTGCGGAGCGTTGATAATAAAGACTCTTAATACCGTTCTCCCAAGCAAATACTATCAGTTCGTTAACATCTTTTGGTTTAGTGCTAGGTGGAATCATTAAGTTTAATGATTGACCTTGATCAATATACTTTTGACGAGCAGCAGCCTGAATTACTATTTCTTTTTGGCTGATTTCACCAAAGGTCTTAAACACGCCTTTTTCTTCAGGTGTAAGGAACTCAAGATGTTGTACGGAACCGCCTTTCATAAGGATAGACTTCCATACTCCTTCTGTATTCTTTTTCTTAGTTTCAAGTAAAGCTTCGAGATAAGGATTCTTATACGTAAACTTGCCTTTAGCTAGATCTTTAACAAAATAGTTAGAGTTAAGAGGTTCGACTGAAGGAGAAGCTTGACCGAGAATAAACGAACTAGAGGTAGTAGGCGCTACTGCTAGTGTAGTTACATTACGACGACCGTAACCTTTAAGTAAAGGTGGCTCTCCATACTCTACAGCCATTTGAGCGGTGGCAGCATCTGCTTTCTTACGAACAAAGCTCCATATTTGAGTATTAAGCAGCTTTGCTTCCATTGTCTCAAACCCAATCATCTTAGATTGAAGATATGTATGCCAGCCGAGCGCACCAATACCAAGTGCACGCTGATTGATAGCGAAGTTTCTTGGGTGTACCATAAACTTCATCTTTTCAGTCTTATTAATAAACTCGGTCATTACAGCATCAAGGAAGTATACTAATGTTTCTACTGCATCAGTGTTCTTCCAGTTGTCCCATTGCTCAAAGTTAAGAGAAGATAGGTCGCACACAAACGATTCTTCGTTATCGTTTGATAGCATAATCTCTGTACAGAGATTGCTTTGATTAATTTTAATGTTCTTGTCTTTGTATACTTGTGGTGCTTGATTGTTAGCGTTATCGGTAAAGAAGATATAGGGATACCCAGATTCAAAGCGTTTCTTAATAACTAAGCCCCAAATACGGCGCTTTTCTTTATCGCCGTCAATCATAGACTTTAACCATTCATCAGTTACACAAACACCAATAGAAAGGTTTTGTATATCATCACCTTCACCTCTGATCTTTAAAAACTCTTCTACGTCTTTATGGTCAATAGGTAGGTACGCAGCAAATGAACCTCTACGCACATTACCTTGTGAAATATAATCTGTTAACGATTCAAATACTGTTAACTGATGATGTACACCAGTAGATTCACCACCAGATGAAATTGGTGCACCGCGTGGACGAATCTTACCAAAGTAAGCAGACGTACCACCGCCCGCTTTTGACATAGTACCTATTTCTGAAATCTTATACAGAATAGCGTCCATATCATCGTCAATGTATGAACCGAAACACGAAATAGGCAAACCACGATTGCGACCAAAGTTCGACCAGATGGGTGAAGCTAAGGAATAAAAACCTTGGTGCATATAGCTTTCAAACTTATCTGCAAAACCCTTCTGTTTGAGATACTCTTCGGCTTTTTCAGCTATATCCCTGATACGTTGTTCAGCAGTTTCTTCGTCTAAGAGATAACCGCGTTCAAGGAATTTGCGAGAGTCGCTATTCAGCCAGTAAATGTTCTTGTTACTCATTTTTATATATTATACTATACTTTTTATTAAAATAAATCGTCTTCTGAAAAGCTTTGCGACTTTTTAGAATACTCTACAGGACGAGAATGGAAGAAGTCGGTCATATTGTTACCGAGTAATTCTTCATTAAACCAGGAAGTATCTTTGAGAAGCTTAGAATCCGTTTCATACACCTCTGGGAAGCCAATACCTCTGAGAGATTCATTAATACGGTCTTTTACAAACTCTTTAAGATGAGCTGCAGTCAATCCGTCTTCATTAATACCATTAACCATCCAGTCAATGATCTTTGCTTCGCTTTCATACGCTTCTTTAGCTTCAGCAAGGATTCTTTCTGTGAGCTCTTCATCAAAGAGTTCTGGGTATTCTTCTCTAATAGTATTAATAACTTTCATACCGACTAGAGCGTGAATGTGCTCTTCATTACGTGTGTACTTGACCTGCTGATCGGTATCTTTGAGTACGTTCTTATTACGAGCAAACCAATTAATAATGTAGAACTGACTCATTAACGATACGTTTTCAACGAATAGAGTAAAGAGTATAAGAGCATAGAGATACTGCTTCTTTGAATCCTTATAGTAACGATGTGTATACTTCTTAAGATACTTTACACGGCCTTGAATCCATTCTAATTTAAGATTCTCTTCAAATACATCTTCAAGACCGAGTACAGTGAGCAGTCTTTCATAAGCATTGTTATGAATTACTTCTGTATTAGCCATTACATAGCCAAGATCCTGTAAAGATGGGTGTGGTAGGTTTTCTCCGAGCTTGGCCCAGAACGTTTTTACTGCTACTTCAATTTGTCCAATGGCGGATAAAGTACGAATAATAATTTCTCTTTCTTGATCATTTAACTTAACTTTAAATTGTTGTACATCCGATTTGAAACTGAACTCCTTATGGGTCCAGAATCCGTTATGCATAGATTCGATAAATTCCTCTGTCCAAGGATAGTTGTTAGGTTTGCGAGAGATTTGTTCGTCGAATATCATAGTTTTAGTTACAGGGAATATTATTTACGTATTGTAAACGTTTTTACGTTTTTATCTCTAAGAAAAAAAATATTTTTTTCTCGCCAGTGCGCTTGACTGAGTTATAAAAGTTAGCCCTTCTTATTATAAAGTTCTAATTTTTTTACAATATATCGTACAATTTCACTACGTACAATATCTGCTTCTGTTAATGTAAATACGTGGATACCTTTTTCTCGGCTTTCTGCATCGTTAAACACGTTGCACATTTTTTCAAAGCCTGATTTACCGTTAATGTCGGATTGCATTGGGTCTCCGCAAATAAATAGTTTACTGAATTGACCTACACGTGTTAATAGAGTGGTAAGCTCTTTAAATGTACTGTTTTGAGCTTCGTCCATTATAATGGCTTTAGCATTCCAAGAAAGACCGCGAAGATATCCTGTTGGCTTACCATCAATACGTCCTTCTTTCATTAACATATTGATATCAGCTTTCATTAATAGTTCGTCAAGCTTTTCCATTAAAGGTTCAAGATAAGGAGTTAATTTTTCATTAGCATCTCCCGGAAGATATCCCATTTTATTATCTGAGCTCTCAACTATACTACGAATATATATTAAGTCAGAAACCTTTTTTAGGTTTAATAATTCCAAAGCAACCAATGTTGCTAGAAAACTTTTACTACTACCAGAAGGACCAGTAATAAAAACAATTTTAGTATGGTTGTCTAAAGCTAATTTAAGAAACTCTTTTTGCTTATTTGTCAAATCCGGCCTTTGTCGAATCTGTACCGGTCTTTCTAATTTATCGGCCTGATGTACTAAGAGACTTTTGTCTTTAGTAGCAGGTGCGTTATTTTGACTTTGTTGAGCTAACTTCTGTTTTAACAGGCGTTTATTCTTACTCATCTGTTAATATTTACTAATAAAACTAAATTAATATAGGCTCATTTACAAAAAGAAACCCGTCGATTTCTCGACGGGTTCTTTGTTTTAAACGTTTTAACGTTTTTACAACGCTTATTATAGCATTGTAGCAGCAGTACCAGGAACGAAAGCTGTTCCAAGGCCTGTTACGATAATTAGGTGGTAGTATAACGCAGCACCAAAGATATGGTCGATGACACCATAACGGGTCATTAAACCAACACGTGGGCTGAAGTCGTTAGGACCAACTGTACGTTGTACCAATACAGGAATGTATGGGCAGTAAACGATACCGGTATCATAGTATTCAGCACCCTTATAACCAAGTAGAGCATATTCAAGTAAGCTTGAACGTGTACCAACTTGATATTGTGCTTCAGTACGTGTATCACGATAAATCGTGAAGCGACCACCTACTGTACCAACTTTAGCAATACCGACTGGTTGTGTGTTAACGTTGCCGTTAACTGAGAACCATTGGAATTCAGGAAGCATTTCAAACATTGCGCAAACACGAGGTGTAGCAATGATGAAGTTTGCAGCGCCACGACGGTTACGGATAGCAACGCGGTTAGCTTCAACGATAACACGTGCATAGAAGTCACGGTTACGTTCACCTAACCAACGACCATCAGCAGAAGCAGCTGACCAGAATGAGTAACCTTGACCAGCACCGCCGTTAAGAGCGACTTGGCACATACGGATTACCATTTCACGGTCGATTTCAGCTTGAATTTCGTACGACATAGCGTTCGTTAATTCATTGTCGATGTCGATACCGTTCATATTCTTGAGATCTTGCTCAAGTTCAACGGACCAACGAGCTGCTAAACGACGTGTACCAGCTTCAACAGCTGTCTTCTCGAAGCTTACAACCATCTGAGGAATATTGCTTGTTAACTCGAAATTGCTTAAGAGTTGAGCAATACCTTGATCAGCAGCAAGAATTGGGAAGTTAGTATCACCAGCACCAAGACCAGAAAGGAATGTAGCAGATGTACCTGTGAAGTTTGTGTTGAGGTAGTTCCAACCTACTTCAGTGTTGTTTGGATAGATGTTAGCACCAGTCCAGCCTTGAGGAGCGTTAGCCCCGTTGTTGCCGTATTGGTTATCACCAGCTGTAGCACCGAGTGGGTTCTGTTCATATTTGTAACGTAGAGCAAATGCTAGACCAACAGGGCCGCTCATAGGTTGAACACCAACGATTTCGTTTGTGATCAATTCTGGGAAAGTACGGCGGATCATCGGAATGAGGATCTTTGGTAAGCGAGCATCGCCTTGTGCGTAGAAGTCACTTGAGCGGCCTAATGTAGGAGCATCTTGGGTGTTACCGAAAACGCCACCGTAACCAGCTGCATTAGTTGCTTCAAAGCACCATTTTTCCTGATTTTCAAGAAGGATCGCAGTATTTAATTTTGTGTGATCATCTTTGATTGCAGGAGTTGCGTCATCGTTGTGCTCGAGCAATGGTGCCCACTTTTTGAGTAAGCTTGCTGCGCGATCACGATCGATGTAGGATTGTGAAGGTTTGATTTGTTTCATATCTAAATAATTTTTTTAACTGACATTACCTCAAGTACTTAACAGTACTTCAACGTGTAGATATACTTACAAAAAAAAGCCCGATTTCTCGGGCTTTTGTGTAAAAAATCAGATTTTTTTATTAAACGAGTTTGTTCTTTAATAACGAGACGTAAGACTCAGTAACATACTGTTCGCCATCGTCTGTATCAGCTGTGCTGAAAGACTTTGTCGACTTCTTTACTTCTTTTGATTCTGTTACAACGTCAACACCTTGAGTTTTTGGCTTTGTGGATTCTTTAAGTGTTTGAAGATTTTCTTCTTCGCGTTTATCGAACATTTCCAAAGTATAATTAAAGTTTTCGTTAATAAACTTTACATCCTTTTCAGCAAGTACGCGTTGTACATAGGACTTTTTATTAGCTGGAAGATTTGAGGATTTCTTTTCTAATAAAAGATTTGCTTCGAGCTTTTGTACTTTTTCACTTAATAGTTGAGCGCTCTTTACAGCTTCTGCAGCTTTAGTATTAGCTTCATCAATTTGCTTTTTACCATCTAATAAAGCTTCTTTTACGCTTTCATTTACGAAAGTTTCATCAAGGCTTACTAAACGTTTAATTTCTTCAATAATATTTGAGTTACGAGTATTGAGTGTGGCTTCGTGAATTTCTTTAGCAGGAATTGCTTTATCAAGATAAAGATCGAGATAAGATGAAACGTTTTCAACAACTGTTTTCTTAAATGTATCAGCTTCATTGTTGATAATGCTGTCAAAACGGCGCATTACTTTCTGCAGTTTTACAGAGTGATCTACATCGATCTTGTTTAAAGCTTCAGCAAATTGCTTTGCGTGTACTTCATCGATACGAGTTGCGATCTTTGTGAGTTTAGTAGTATGATCAGCATCAATAGCTTCTAATACTTGCTGTAGCTTGGAAGAATATTCTTCGTCTTGCTGCACTAAAGCTGCTTCAACAGCGAGGTCAACTTTAGCCTGAACAGCCTCAGAAATAGCTTTGAGCGATTCTTCGGACAAAAGGTCTTTAGTTGCTTCTTTGAGAATTGTTTGAATGTCTTGGCTCATATCGTATTAAATATTTAGTGTATTAGGTCCTATTATTAGGATTTTTTTGATGTTTTGTTTGTGATTATTGTATCCGCTTTTTGGATACGGTTTTTAATTTTTTCATTAACTACTGCCTGTAATAATGAATTAGCGGCAGAGTAGTTGTTATCAACTACGTGTTTAATAAAACTTGCAATTTGTTTCTTTTGATTCATATTATTTAAGGCTGTTAATAAGACGGATAATGTTTTCTCTTAGATAGAGATCTACTTCTTTTTTGGGTAATGAAGCGAGTTTATTTTCAAAAATGTCATATACTTCTTCATAACGACCATCCTGTTTAATGATAAAGTTTTTAGATTCAAGAATACCATTGACGAAAGCGCCTGGTGCAGAAGGATCAGCAACAGCGTCTACTGTAATGAGTTTCATATTCTTAACAAAATTTGTACCGTTCTTTTCTTCAACTGTTCCTAAAGCTCTTGAAGACATACCCATTTTAACCCCGTCCATAACCAAGGACTTCATTATTTCTCCCAATGGGGTACGTAAAATTTTACTCTTGCCTTTTACTAAATTCCCGTCCATACGTAACTCAGTAATAAGGTGACAAGCACGTTCACTGCTAACATTAGCACTATTTGGGTGTTCAAGTTCTCCTAATGCACGATTAGTTTTTACAAATTCTTCATTGTAACGCGCTACTTCTTGAGCCATTTCATCCCGGCTATAAATACGGTTGTTACGGTTCTTTTCTTCCGCCACCATATACACTCCAGACACGTAAATATTAGCCGGCTTGTCTTTGTTGCCTTCCTCTATGAGGTAATCTAAACCCTCACAAATTGGAGTCTGAGTAATAAGTTTATACAGCATTGTTTATATTTATGCATCCCTGACGGAAAAACTATGTAATACCTTGTATTTTTAAAGAGTTAACATAAAATATATAAATGATTTTAAACGATGTAACCGCTACAATCTCTACAAGGGGTCGTAATGAAACTACACTTCCATTGGTTTTGCAATCCCTTGTTTCGCAAAATTCTAAGCCTTGCAAAGTTATTATCTATGATGATAATGATAACTTTGATGATCCACGTAAAAATGATATACTTAACAATATACTTGCGGCTCTTTTACACTCTGGAATAGTTTGGGTATGGTTACCGGGTTCTCGTGCAGGACAAGTAACAAATCACGAAAATGCAAGAAAGACTTGCGAAACTCCATTTTTATGGCGTATAGACGATGATAATATATTATTACCGGATACTTTAGAAGTACTTTATAGAACTATAACATCAGACCCAAAGATAGGGGCTGTCGGTCCTTCTATAGTAGACCCTAAAAATCCTGTAGGAGAGTCTACATTAGCATCTAATAAAATAGAGGATATCTTTCTCGGATTAAATGAACAATGGTCTTATGTTAAGGGTAAGATAACCATTAAAGAAGTAGAGCATTTGCAAGGCAGTACATTTTTATATCGAGTAGAAGCTGCAAAACACGGCTATGATACTTCTCTTTCCAGAAAAGGGCATAGAGAGGAAACCATCTTTACATATGAAATGCACCGTGCTGGTTGGAAGTTAGTAGCGTTATTAGGTTTAACTACTTGGCATTTTCATTATCAAAAGGGTGGCATACGTAGTGAAAAGGATGACAGAATGCTGCAAAGTGATGAAATTAACTTCCGCAACAAACTCGCTACCTGGGGTATTGTTACAAACAAGTACCGGTTTTACTTCTTAGATAGCGGTCGTGGAGATCACTACGCATTTAAATCAGTGCTTGTTGAATTAATTAAACGTTACAGAGATTATAAAATTGTAGTTGCGTGCTGTTGGCCAGACTGCTTCTGGGACATTACAGATGAAAACGTCAGTTTCTGTTCCTTAGCAGAAGGTGCACCGTTTGTTAATAAAGACGCTCATAACGTTTACAAGTATATGTTAGAGAACAATTGGAAAAACAGCGTACAAGAAGCTTATAAGAAAGTATTTTTATGAAATTAATAATTAGCCCTTATTCTCAAAAATTACCTAAGGGTGAAAAAAACCCTAAGAACTATCCTTACTGGGAACAGGTAATCGCTATACTTAAAGATAAAATACCTAACTTAGAGGTAGTACAAATTGGTGTAACCGGAGAAGAAATTTTAAAAGGTGTAACCACTATAAAGCATAATTTATCACAAAAAGATTTATGTGAATATATTAAAGACTGTGATTTTTGGATGTCGGTAGACAACTTCTTTAATCATTTTGCTACATACTATAAAACGCCTAACGGTTTTGTTATATTCGGTATGTCCGATCCTAAGATATTTGGATATAAGCAGAATACTAATATACTTAAAGATCGCAAATATTTAAGACCCGATCAATTTGGTTACTGGTGGCAAGTACAGTATAATGAAGAAGTGTTTTTAAGCGGAGAAGAAGTAGCGAACATAGTACTCTCAACACTTAAGATTACCTAAGTATAGGTATGGCTTATGCTTACAATCCAACGCCTGCGTATACTAATCTAACTATACCACCTGCACAGGGTGGTAATCTTTTACAATTTTACAGCGTTAGTGGGTTTCCTGTAGCTGGTGGTAGTCCACCTAGTATTAACGATGTACAGAAAGGTTGGTTTGTTAATGGTTCTGGATTAAACAATAGTGTAGTAACTGGACTGTCCGGTCAAAATACCAATAACGTATTCGTCACAGTTGATCAAATGTCAGTTGTTGGTGGTGGTAATTATAATTTATCGTTGCTACAATTTGTTGCACCGGTAACAACATCGACAGTAGGGCCTTCAGCGTTTCTTTCAACAAATTTAAATAATCGTATTCAAAGTTACGATATGTTAGCTGAACGTATATTCTTTCAGCTAGGTGCACCGTTAATTAACTTAGAAATTGCTTGTGTAGCAGCATATGATATGATTGCATATGCAATTGAAATGTTTACACGCTTTACACCCGGTACAGAAGAATTGCTAGTGTTTGATAGTGCTTTGTATACACCTTATAAAGGTATTAAACTCGACACTTTAATTAATCATACGCCAGACTTATCTGGAGCGGTAAGTACATTTCAAACCGGTTGGGATGTAGATATGAACGATTACAGAAAAGTAATCGACATTTATAACTTCCAGGAAGGTACTAATGAAGGTGTAAACACTCTGTTTACTATTGAACAATCATTGGCACAACAAATGCATTTTGCATATTCATTAGGTAGTAAAGCATTCGACTTAATTACCTGGCACGTATTAAAAGACTGGTTAAAGACTCGTGAAAAGTTATTTGCACAAAAGCAATACTGCCGCTTCGATCCACGTTCTCAAGTATTAAGAATTACTCCAGAACCGAATTTAACTAACGGTACCCGTTATTATGCCTGTGTGGGTGTATATGTTGAAAGACCAATTAAAGATTTAGTTAAAGAGCGTTGGGTAATGGAATACGCAAAAGCGTTAATGAAAATTTCTATAGCTAATACCCGTGGTAAGTTTGGTGGTACTCAGTTGTTCGGTCAAGGTACTATACAGTATCAAGAATTAATGAGACAGGGCACCGAAGAAAAGAAAGCTCTTGAAGACGAACTAAAAGGCGGATTCTCAGAAGCTCAAAGCCCACCTTTATTTTTCCTCGGTTAATCTGACTGTATATTCTTTTATTTGTTTAAACTGACCGGTACATAAACTATAGATACTAGCTATGCTTATATTGCATTTGGTTTTTTCTTTACATTCTTTACTAGAGTAAAAAGGGCCTTGCTCGACATTGTTATATATTAAATAAAAAGCCTTTCTTTTATTGACACGATTTCTAAAAGCAAGTTTCATATTTTTTATTACCTCGGGATTTGAAACTCGTTTACGAGCAGCAACCGTCATATTAAATATCGTTTCTTTGGTAGGCTGCCAGCCTTTTTTGCTTTCAGATATTTTTTTTCTGGTGCTAGTTTTTTGTTTGCCACGTATAGGGGGTTTTTTTGCAGTAGGACACATATTCAGGCAACCTTCTTTTCCGTAATGGGTATTTAAATATTTTTGCTCGGTTTCAAGAAGAACATTTTCGCTTACCTCTTCAAGTATATCTACAGTACAGTCCTTATGCTTATTAAATACATTCTGTAAAAACGGATTTATATGTTTATTGTCTCTTAGTAACTGTAAATGGGCATCAGTTCTTTTCTGTATATTTGTAGAGGAACCGATATAATAATATCTACCAGGTAAATTAAGTCTATATATGCCAACCATACACATACTTAGGCTAACCAAAGTTGTTTCTGGGTTATTTTTCTATTAACCTGGAGGTAAAGCGCTTCCGCCTGCTGCAGGAGCTTGTGCAGG